CAGACCGTCAATCTCGCGTAAGTTTCGGAGGGAAAAAATCTTAACTTTTAACTTAAATGGAGACTTAAATGGCTAATAATTTAGCAGGCGGCTATGGCTTACGTCCTATTGGGTTAGTAGGTGCGGGTGCTAACACTACTGGTACTACACAGTATGAAATTGCGTCCAATAATACAAATGCTATCTATCAAGGTGGCATAGTAATTCCTACTTCCGCAGGAGTCATAGACATTTCTGACCAAGCGGTTGCACCGTTAGGAGTTTTTTATGGTGTTGAATATGTCGATTCAGGCACAAAGAAAACAACATTTAAAAACTTTTGGCCAGGATCAAATAATGTCAGTGTTGATACAAACTTCCCTATTAAGGCGTTTGTATTTGACAATCCTATGCAATTATTCACAGTGGTTGCAGACGGAACTAACACAGATAGAGCGACAGCCTTGGCTGATATTTTTGCAAATGCTAGTATGGCAAGTGTAAATAACGGTAGCACCAACACGGGTCAGTCTACTGATATGCTTGACATATCTACAGCTGCAACAACAGCAACTTTGGATGTCAGAATAGTAGGGTTGTATGAAGATGAAGGTAATACAGATTACTCAGCATTGGGTCATCAGTATATTGTACGTCTTCTAGGACACTTTAACTCAGGCTTTGCGGCTGCCGTTGGTACCGCTGCCAATACTGGTATATAAGGAGAATAGAGTATGGCTATATCAAGAGCACAATTAGCGAAAGAGCTAGAGCCTGGTCTTAATGCCTTATTTGGCCTTGAGTATGACAGGTATGAAAACGAGCACGCTGAAATATTTGATGAAGAATCATCAGATAGAGCGTTTGAAGAAGAAGTGATGTTAGCAGGCTTTTCAACTGCACCGACTAAATCAGAAGGTGGAGCTGTAAGCTTTGATGATGCACAAGAAACATTCACTGCAAGATATACACACGAGACTATTGCTCTTGCTTTCTCAATCACTGAGGAGGCTATTGAGGATAATCTTTATGATAGACTTGCAAGTAGATACACCAAAGCATTAGCTAGATCTATGGCACAGACCAAACAGATCAAAGCAGCTGCTATTCTAAACAATGCGTTTAGTACAAGCAGTGCAATTGGTGACGGTGCGGCATTAGCATCTGCTTCTCACCCAACCATCAATGGTAACCAAAGTAACATATTATCAGTTGCTTCTGACTTAAATGAGACATCACTTGAGCAGGCATTAATTGATATTGCTGGTTTTAAAGATGAAAGGGGCTTAAAAATTGCTGTTAGAGGCACAAAACTTATAATTCCAAAAGAATTACAGTTTACTGCTGAAAGAATTATGAACAGTAATCTTAGAGTTGGCACTTCAGATAATGATGCAAACGCGATCAAAAACATGGGTATGTTACCAGAAGGAGCGGTTGTAAACCACTTCTTAACAGACACAGATGCGTTCTTCATCAAGACTGATGCACCAAACGGTTTTAAATATTTCAACCGTTCACCTATCAAAACCGCTATGGAAGGCGATTTTGACACAGGAAACATGAGATTTAAAGCTAGAGAGCGTTACAGCTTTGGTGTTTCTGACTGGAGATGTGTATTTGCAACTCCTGGAGCATAAAAATAATTACATATTTTTAAAGGGGTCTTTTCAGGCCCCTTTTTTTATGTATAATAGAAGTACCTTGACGAAGAATTAACTTCGACAATAGCCAAGACAAGGAGACACATATGGCTAATACAACTTTCTCAGGTCCTATAAGATCTGAAAGCACAATTAAAACTGTGAGTAAAAATGCTTCTACTGGAGCAATAACAGAAGTAATTACAATGGGAGATGCACCCGTTGCACTGGGAGATGAAGATAAAACATTAGATAACGCCACACATAGTGGGAGAGTCTTAGCCGTTCCAGCACTTGCATCTAACAGAACAATAACTTTACCAGCACCAGTTGCAGGGGCTACTTTTAAATTTATTTATGCGGGAGCAGCAGAAGAAGCTGAAAATTTAATCATAGTCACTCCTGGAAACTCAAACTTTTTCTTAGGTAATGTTCAGCATTTAGACACAAATGCAGACAATGTGGGGGTGTATGCAAACGGTAGTTCTAATTCAAAGTTAACTTTAACAGACTTTGGCAGCATGGAAATTAATATAGTGGGCAAGGATAGCACTAACTACTATATTTGGGGTAACGTAGTCTCTGAAGACGCTCCAGCTTTTGCTGACCAGTAATAGGAGATTTAAATGGCTGATGCAGTAACATCTCAAACTATTTTTGATGGCGATAAAAAGGTCATTCAGAAGTTTACAAACATTTCTGACGGAACCGGTGAGTCTGAAGTCAAAAAGGTGGATGTAAGTGCTTTAAACACAAATGGTCATGGACAAACTTGCACAGGTGTAACCATAGAAAAAATATGGTGGCAGTGTGTAGGTATGAAAACCAGGTTGTTTTTTGATGCCACTTCAAACGCTTTTATAATAGAATTAGGTGAAAACCAAAGTGGTTATCACGACTATTCTAGCTTTGGGGGCTTAAAAAACAATGCAGGTTCTGGTGTAACAGGAGATATTCTTTTTACAACGGTAGGTCATTCAAGTGCAGATACTTATACTATCACGCTTGAAATGAGAAAGAACTATGACTAGGAAAAGGGACAAGCAACCGCCTAGAACAAAAAAATATTACCGCCCCACTAAAAAAGGGGCGGGCATGACAGCAGCTGGTGTAGCTAAATACAGACGTGATAATCCGGGTAGTAAGCTAAAAACAGCCGTGACAGGTAAAGTAAAAAAGGGTTCAGCCGCAGCTAAAAGAAGAAAGTCATTTTGTGCAAGAAGTGCAGGACAAATGAAGAAGTTTCCAAAGGCTGCAAAAAATCCTAACAGTAGATTAAGGCAAGCAAGAAGAAGGTGGAAATGTTAAAGAAAAAACCAATACCAAGACCAAAAATATCAGACTTGACAGAGAATCAACAAAAAAGATTATTAAGAGTTTATATCGATAATATGCCTACAAAAGAAAAAACTAATTTTCTTAATAAGGCAATAAAAAAAGTATATCCTAAGAGTTTTAAAAAAAATGGCAACTAAACGAGAAAAAGATATTTTACACAATTTAGACAAAAGAATGTCTGTACTTGAAGAGGTTATAAAAAGACTAGAAAGCAATCATCTTACACACTTACAGGCACAAATAGACAAAATTGATAGGCGTGTGTGGATGTTAATCGCAGGTGTAGTTTTACAGCTGATATCAATTGTATTTATTTTTGTAGGGGGTAGATGATGGCCTTAACGGGTGTAGCAAAAAGAAAAGTAAAAAAAGTTCAAGGTAAATTAAAAAAAGCAAGTAAAGCTCATGCTAATCAATCTAAAATATTAGGAAGTTTACTTAAAAATGGCAAAAAAAAGAAAAAAAGATCCTAAAGTTGGCACAGGAAAAAAGCCAAAAGGTTCTGGCAGACGTTTATATACGGACGAAAACCCTAAGGACACGGTTAGTATTAAATTTGCTACGCCGTCGGATGCCAGAGCAACTGTTGCCAAGGTTAAGAAAATCAATAAGCCTTTTGCGAGAAAGATACAAATCCTTACAGTTGGAGAACAAAGAGCAAAGGTAATGGGCAAAACTCAAGTTGCAAATATATTTAAAAAAGGTAAAGATAGTATTAGAAAACAAAGGAGCACAGCATGACCGTTGTAAGAACTGGACCCAAACCAGGTAAACAAAATGTTACATATTTCAAAAAAGGCGGTGCAGCAAAAAGTAAGGGCAGCAAAATATGTCCCGAAGGCAAGGCATGGGCAAAACGAACCTTTGACACATATCCTAGTGCATATGCAAATTTAGCTGCATCAAAATATTGTAAAGATCCTAATTATGCAAAAAAAGCCAAAGGCGGTAAAAGAAAAGGTCGTTAATGGGTGAATTAAAAAAATGGTTGAAGCAAGACTGGGTGCGAATCGGCACTGACGGTAAGATTAAAGGGCCTTGCGGTACATCTAAAGATAAAAAAAATCCAGATCGATGTTTACCGAGAGCAAAGGCAAATAGTTTATCACAAGCAGAAAGGGCTTCTACAGCAAGAAAAAAGAAAAAAGCAGGGTCAAAAGGTAAAACAGTTGTAGGTAATACACCAGCTGCTAAAGTAAGAAAGATGAGTTCTGGCGGTGCAATACCTAGCACAAAAGCAAAAAGGCCCTTTAAAGGTAAAGTAAAAACAGGTAGTGTAGTAGCTAGAGGCTGTGGAGCTGTAATGGCAAACAGACGTAAGGTTACACAGGGTTCAGTTAGTAGTTAACAAAGGAGGGCAAAATGCCAGCAAAAAAGAAAAAAAACATGAAGAAAAAAGGTTACGCCAAAATGATGGGTGGCGGCGCAGCCGGTATGAAAAAGAAAGGTTTTGCTAAAGGCGGAACTGTGAAAAAAATGAGAGGCGGCGGTGCAGCCGGTATGAAAAAGAAGGGCTACGCTAAAGGTGGTGCTATCAAGAAGATGATGGGTGGCGGCGCAGCCGGTATGAAAAAGAAAGGTTTTGCTAAAGGCGGTGCCATAAAGAAGATGAGAAGAGGCGGCCGAGCATAAGTGCCTTATCTTCAAAGTAACATCCCGCATTTTAAATGCTGGGTGAGAAGAGAGTATACGCACAATCACGAAAAATATCACGGTGAATTTATTCATGCTATGGCTATTGCAGTCACTACTGTGCCTGATAGATGTTTAAGTTTTCAAATGATTTTTACAGGTTGTGAGTCTGATTTTGATGAAAGTCAAAATATTAACGGTGGGGCTATGTGGGCTCGTATGCCGATTACAGCTCTAGTTGCAGATACTCCTTTGGACAATTGGCCAGAGCCTATGCCTGTTCATTTAGTCCAACCTTGGGATTGTAGTTCTCATCATCATTCAATAATAAAACTAGACCGAGTTAGCTCAAGTCCTTGGAAATGTAAAATTGATGGTAAGTTCTACACAGGTAAATACCTTTTTACTGTAGACTATACAGAGTCAGATATAGCTGATGATCCTGCTCAACATAAACAAAGTCATGTAATAGAATTAACTGATGCTGGTAAATGGACTGGAAATATAGTAGCATTACCTAATAATAGAGTTCGTGCAACAAGTCCTGCATTATGGGAAACTGGTGAAGGTGCACCAGATTTTAAACCAAGTCAGTGGATTCATAACGCAGAATGTGATAATAGTTATATGGACCCTAGTGTTACATTTGATAACTTGTATAAGGATTAAACATGGCAACATCAAGCTCAACAGATTTTGAATTAGACGTAGCGGATTATATTGAAGAGGCTTTTGAGCGTTGTGGCTTGGAGATACGAACAGGTTATGATCTACAAACAGCTAGACGGTCAATGAACCTTATGTTAGCTGAGTGGGCTAACAGAGGTCTTAATCAATGGACTATAGAACAAAGAACACAGGCTTTGACTGCTGCCGATACAGATTACTCTTTGGGTACTGATGTTATAGATATTCTATCGGCCGTAGTAAGAAGAAGTGGCACGGA